ACAACATTGGAATCAAATGAAACCTTATGTGCAAAAACTATTAGTATTTAAGAGATTAAAAGGTGTTGGCAATGAAAAAATGGCAGAGTTTAATCTTGAGAATATGATTGATGTAATCAATGGCACTTATGATAAGTTATATATTGAAGATGAAACTATTTATGATGTGCAAAATCTAGGACTAAACGATCAAAGAACTAGATTTTCACCACAAAGAAAATATGTAGATGGTAACTATGATAAGTTTAAATTGTTTGTTAATAATATGGTTGCTGAAACAACAAAAGTAGATGGCATCTTAGGATCAGAGTATTTTCTTTTGCCTGATTATAGAAACTCACAATTTGGAGATCAAGCATACACAATAGTAAATGCAAATGGTATTCCAATATTGAATAATGAAGGTGTTGAAATATACTTTAACACAAAAGAATTTGATAAACAGTTAGGTTATGATGCAGAAGAAGCAAGAAAAAGAAGTATAAATCAAGTTTATAATTCAAGATTATCTAAATTAAATGCAAAAATTCCACCACCAGATCTTTCTTTATGGAAACCAAATGTGCAAAATATAAAGTTTGCTGACTTTATTGGTAACGATAAAAGAGATCCTACCTATAACTCAACATTTAAATCTATTAAGAATCTTGAGTCACCTATAATATCAGGAGACTATAATATTGGGTCACAGTTATTTAAATCAAAGACTCAAGAAGAATTTGAAAACTATGATAAGTTTGGTGTTAGACAGCAAGCAGGTACAAATAATCGTGTAGTTGATATACTGCAAAAGGGTACACTTAAAGAAGATGGCACAAGAGATAAATCATTTTCAGAATATGTTAATGGATTAGAAGATAGTTATATTGAAAAAAAGATAGCAGGTAAAGGATTTGAAAATCCATCTTGGCAATTAATCACTCGTGCCGAAACAATGAAAGAAGGTATGTTAGATACATTAAGAGATATAAAAAGTTCTTTATTAACTCCTGATGTAGCTGTTGAAATACAAGACAATTTGATTGATATAGTAAATTACACTTCAGAAAAAGAAGATTTTAAAGTTGCACCATATATAGATGCCAACACATTATCTATAGGCAGAGGTTTTAATATACAATATCTTACAGATAAAGATTATGACAAGATGTCAGAAAGTCTAGCATCTAAATTGAAACCACTACAATCATGGCTTAATGCAAACACTGATCGTACAACTGCACAACTTGTAGAAAAGATGAATGAGTTTAAAAGAAACTTAGGTGGATCAGAAGGCATGAAACAACAAGTAGCTGATTTAATTTATACAGATAAAATAAAAGAAATATATGAACAGTATAGTACTGAGTTTGTAAATTTTGGAGAATTAGCTGTTGATAGACAAAAAGCATTGATTGATTTTTCATATCAGTTTGGACATGACAGATTAAAGAGAGACTTTCCAAAGTATTATGAATCTATAACAAAAGCCATACTTACAGAAGATCCTGATTTAAGATCATATTATTTTAGACAAGCAGGATTTCATCAAGCATATAATTATGGTGAGTTTGGTAATATAAAAACATTAATACATAATCAAACAAGAAGCAGAGTTGGAGATAGAACTGGATTATTAGGGTTTTTTATAAGAGATGATAGTAACTTTATGGATCAGGAGTACAATTAATGAGATTAGAATATACTGGTACAAAACCACAAGGTTTTAATCCTACTGGTAATCTTGCTACTCTTGTTGAGCCATTACATTCTATTTATCCTGATAGTGAGGGTAGAGTTGATCCAACATTTTTTGAAGGATTTAAAGCTAATTTTAAATATCAATGGTTGCCTATTACAAATTCTACTGCAGAATATTTTAATTTTATAGATACACCATATGATGAATCTTTTGATTGGCTTGGTGAAATACAAAAGAATGAAGATTATTTTTTTGCTGATGAGTTATCAAGAGCTAAAAACATGGAGCATTATCAATACATTAAAAATGATTTAATGGCTATGCAACAGAATCGTGAGGTGTTTCAGCGATCAGGTATAGGTGCAACATTAGTGGCAGGTGTTGTTGATCCATTAAATATTGCTTTCTTTCACCCAGTTTTTAATACTGGGATAAGAGCAGCATGGGCTGCTAAGTCTGCCTTTGGTGTGGCAAAGGAATCAGGTAAGATAGGATTTCTTTTTGGTATGGGAAGTGAAGCACTACGAGCACCTTTCGATCCATTCAATACTTATGCTGAATCAGTTACTAATGTAGCAGGTAATACTGTGTTTGCAGGTTTACTTGGTGGTGGTGCTAGAGGTATTACAAGTAAGTTTGGTAATATAGTTGCTAATCATAAAGCTAAAAAGAATCCTGATGTTAATGTTGGCAACAATAATTACAACCTAAAACAAACTTTTATTGATGGCTTAAGTAAGGGTGAAGAATTTCCTGATTATGTTTTTCATAGGACAAATAGAAATGCCAATATAAACAAGGAAGGTTTAGTTGGAGGTGGTGTTCAGGGATATAGACCAATATCAGATCAAGGATATGGTGATGTAGTTTATGTATTTAAAAGAGAAGATTTTCCATTTGATAAAGGATTTGATGGTGGTGATGTTGGTCTTCTTAAAGAAGGATACTCTCCTGCAAAACCAGTTACAGCATTTCATATAGATGAAATTTCAGATCCTAAAGGTATATATAAACGAGGTGGATCAAGAAAAGATGAAATGGGTGATTCACCTGTTGAAGAAGAGAGTTATAGAAAGTTTCTTGGACAAAGTAAAGAACAATTCTATGGTGCAGAAACATTAGAAGCACAAAGAAAAGTATTTGAAGAAACAGTACAACAACTAGATTCTGACTTTAAAATTAATCAGAAGTTTAATGTGCCACTAGATAAAGATCCAGTAATGAAAGGGTCAACATTAAAAGAATTAACTATAGATAAACTTAGTTTTATGAATAAATTAATTCCATCAAGACGTTTACACTTTGGAAAGTATGATGGACAAGAAGCACCTGATATAGTTAAAGACTTTAATATGCAGGTTGCTTTTAATGGTGCAGTATCTATGCAAGGCAGACCAGTACAATCTATAGATGTTATGCAACAAGTATATAATGCTAAAGGATTTGAGGTTGAACAGTATATTGATAATCTTTATATGCAACAGTTTTATAAAAGACAAGGAACTGGAAAGATTGCAGGTGTAGATTACATTTCACCTTATCAATTTGCTCAAGATAAATTAGGTAAACAATTAGAAACTAAATATTTTAATGATGCAACACAAGATAATTTAAAAGCTATGCCATCTAAGGAAGAGTTTAGGGCAGAGATTGTTGAGTTGCAGATACTTAATGGTAATCCTGCTTGGAATAAATCATACTTTGCAAATTTACCTGAGTATAAACGTCAAGGTATGGAACGTATATCACAGTTTTATAGATACTTTGATGAGTTGGCACAAGATGTAGGTGTCTTTCATACACCTGATAGTGTGGCATCTGCACAAGTAAAGTTAAGTGGTCGTATTGATGACCTAGATACTAAGATTAAATCTGAAAGAGATCCTGCAGCTAAAGAAATATTTAAACTTAGTATGAAACGTTTACTAGAACAACGATCATTTTATGAAGGATATCAACAAACTCGTAATAATTATAAGTGGGCTATATATTATGACAAGATGATGTTGATGAATGATCCTGAACAACAGAAAAAGTTAGCCAATGTATTTGCTGATCATTATTTAGGACAAGGTTTTATTACTAGATGGACTGGCACAAAGAATGAACGACTACCAATTACAAGTTTAGAACAAGCACAAAAAGCTGCAGACGAAGATGTATCACATATACTTTCTATGGGTGATGACCCAATGGGATACAGCACACCATTAGGTGTTGGTAAAGGTAAGCATATAATGATGAGGACTACCAACATACCTGAGTGGAAGGTTAAAGATTTTATAGTAAAAGATCTAGGTGTATTGTCACAGTATGCAAAAAACATGGGTTTTAGAATTGAATATGCTAGAAAATTTGGTGATGATACTATTGATTATGTGACAGATATGTTAGAGGCTGAAATGCAATCAGCTAGAAAATCTAATGGTGAATTGAAATATACACAAAGAGCCATAGCTAATATTAAATCAGATTTTTTAGCAGACTATGAAAGAGTTGCAGGACAAATGATTAGAGAGCCAAACAGATGGGATACAAAGTTTGCTCGTATATCTAAAAAATTCTCAGGTGTTACCTATTTAACTGGAGCAGGTCTTACAGCTGTGACTGAAACAGTTGCAATGCCAATACTTGAACATGGTTTTGGGAATGTTATTAAAGGTGTGTTTAGAAGTTTAGATGGTAACTTTGATAACATGAAAGCTAATGCTAAACAAATAAATCATGTTGGCGAAGGCTTAGAAATGAATCGAAATGTTGCTGTTGATAGATATTTAGGTGAAATGACAAGACCATTGCAAATGGGTAAGATAGAAAAAGGTGCTGATGCAATGGAGAACCTTTTCTATAAAGCTAATTTTCTTTCGCCAGTTACAACTATAGGTAAAATGGTAGATTCTTCTGTAAGAATTCCAAAGTTTTATGACCAAATAAAAAACTACGATAGCCTTGATAGGTTTGATATTGATGAACTTGATAGATATGGAATAACAAAAGATTTAGCCAAACGATTATATGAGAATGGTGCATGGCAGTTTACTGACTCTGATATGCCATTGTTAAATATACAAGGGTGGGCAACTAAAACTAAAGCAGATAGAGAATTGAAGTCTCAAATGGAAACATATTTAAATAATGGTGCTAGAAATACTATTATGCATGCAACAGCATTTGATAGACCAACAATGGCAGACGGATTTGTTTTTAAAAAATGGAAACCTTATATGGCAAAGATGGGTATACAGCCTGATCCACGAGCATCTGTAGGTAAATTAGCTGATGGTACATATCGATATCCTATTGCTAGGATTGAGTCAGGCGTAATGACATTTCCATTTCAATTCTATAATTTTTCATTTGCAGCTAATCAAAGAATATTGAGACCTATGTTTGATCCTAATAAAAAACATAGATTAGCAGGTGCTATAGCTTTGATGGGTATGTCTTATTTAGTATTGTCTACAAGAAAGCCTGATTGGTGGTTTAAAGACAAAGATTATTCAGAATTATTTATGCAAGTAGCTGATAGATCAGGAATACTTGGCTTATATTCTGAAATAGCTTATAGAGGTATAGAAGCATCTGCAGCATTTGGTATGCATAATCCTGATAACACATGGTTAAAGGGCAGATACAATGCTACTGGTTGGGATTCTGCATTTGGAATGTTAGGTGCTACACCAAATATGTATAGAGAATGGGTTGTTGGTGCTAACGATCTTCTTAACGATAGGACAGAAGAAGGATTAAAAACCTTATCATATAATGCACCAATATTAGGTTTGTTAGGATTAGATGATGACTTGCGATCTATAGCAGGTGGTAGAAATAGATAGACATTAGTAATAAAAAAGGGTAATGGTAAATTATGACAATAGCTTTAAGTGCAAATACACCAAGAATAAGTTATACAGTTAGTCAAGGAGTGACTAGAACTGATCCGTACCCTATACCATTTGTATTCTTTACAGCATCAACAGATATAAAAGTATTTGTTGATGGAACAGCAAGAACATATGATGCATCTACTGCTAATACTACAAAGTTTACTGTGACTGGTGGCAATGGTTCTACTGGTGCAGTGACAACTTCTGTGACTGGTGCTAGTGGTGGTAGTACTGTTGTTATAACAAGAAGTATTCCTATAGAAAGATCAACTGACTTTCCAAGTTCAGGTGCATTTGAAGTAGCTAAACTTAATACAGAGTTAGATACACTTATAACAATGGTTGCAGATTCTGATGATGAAAATTCAAGAGCAGTTAGACTGTTAGATAATGATGAATCTGCTACATTAACACTACCATTAAAAGCTGATAGAGCAGGTAAGGTATTAGGATTTAATTCATCATCAGGTAATGCTGAAGCAGTCAATCATATTACAACTGCTGCAGTCACAACATCTACTGTTGGTGTAGGTGGTGATGCTACTGCATCTGTTTCAGCATCAGGCAATACAATTACATTTGCTCTTGGTATTCCTACTGGTGCTACTGGAGCAACTGGTCCTGCAGGTGGTGGTTTAGCAGAGTTATCAGAAGATAGTACACCACAATTAGCAGGTGATTTAGATTTAGTAACTTTTGATATTATCACTGCAAGTAATCGTGATCTTGAACTTGCACCACATGGAACTGGTCATGTAACAGTTAAAGGTAATACAAACGCAGGTTCTATACAGTTTAATTGTGAAAGCAATACACATGGACAAATAGTAAAATCACAACCTCATAGTGCAGGAGTAACCAATGAACTTACACTTCCTGCAGGTGGCGATCAAGAACTTGTTGGTGCTTCTGCTACACAAACACTTACTAATAAAAGCATTGCAGCATCACAGCTTACAAGTTTGTCAGGTGCAAATATTGTAGCTACTAATGCACAGAATACATTTACTAAAGCACAACTTGCATCAACTTATACAGCAGCTTTATCTGCTACATCAGGTGTTCTTGACTATGACACATATCAAAACTTTATAATTACTTTAGCTAGTGGATCAAATACATTGGCAGCAGTTACTACTGAAGCATCACAAGTAGGTCAAACTGGTTTTATAATATTTATACAGCCAAGCAGTAGTAGTGCAGGAACAATAAGTTTACATGGTGACTATGAAACTGCAGGTGCAGGTGGTGCATCAAGTTTAGGTCTATCATCAACAAACAATCAATATGATGTTGTGCCTTACATAGTCAAAGCAGATAACTCTATATTGCTTGGAACACCTCAACTTAACTTTGGGTGATTAGATGTTTAGTTCAGAAGCATGGTTAGCAAATCCATCAAGTGGTTTCTATAATGGTGTTGCGACACAGTCATTAAGGTTTGATGATGGCAGTAGTGCTTATTTAACAAGAACACCATCAGGAGCAGGTAATCGTAAGACTTGGACTTGGAGTGGTTGGATTAAATTAGGTGTTTTAACTATAGATAGGACACTTTTTGGTGCAGGTACTAATAATGATAATCAAACATTCATAAATCTATCAGACACCGATAAATTAGTTTTTAATAATGAAATTTCAAATAGCAGATTTATAATTCAATCAGATGCTGTTTTTAGAGATGCTTCAGCTTGGTATCATGTCGTTTTAGCAGTTGATACAACACAATCAACAAATACAAATAGAGTTAAGATTTATGTGAATGGAGAGCTTCAAACTTTATCTAGTGTTCTTAATGGATACCCAAATCAAGATGTAGACACATTTGTTAATGCAACTAATGCACACGAAATAGGTTCTTCTAGTTGGGGACCTGCATATTATAATGATGGCTATATGGCAGAAGTAAACTTTGTTGATGGTAATGCTTATGATGCAAGTTATTTTGGTGAAACTAAAAATGGTGTATGGATAGCTAAAAAATATAGTGGCTCATATGGCACTAACGGATTTAGATTACAATTTGCACAAGTAGGTGTAGGCACAGCATCAACATCAACAATAGGTGCAGATACAAGTGGCAACACAAATCATTGGACATCTAGTGGTATAGTCGCATCTGATTGTAATATGCCTGATAGTCCAGAGAATAATTTTTGTACCCTTAACCCTAATGCAAGAGGAACAACAAATGTTGCTTTGTCTGAAGGTAATTTAAAATTTGTTAAATCAAGTTCTAACTTTGGAAATGTGTTAGGTACAATGCCTTTGTTTAGTGGCAAATGGTACTGTGAAGCATACATCACTTCATCTAATTTAACTCAAGTTGGAGTACAAGAAGTTACAAATAATATTTATACTAGCT